TTACTCCGTCAGGAAAAGGTCGCCGGATTCGGTCAGCAGGTCGCCGCCATCTTCCTTGATGATGTGGTCGGGCTGGGCCGGCTCGGGCGCTGCCGCAGGTACCGGGCGCCAGGCAGCCAGCCCGATCGCGAATGGACTGAGCAGCATCAGGACTCTCCCGCCGTCAGCGCGTCATAGGATCGCTCGCAGGCGCGCCCGGCGGCGCGGGCGGCGTCAGCATGTCGAGCAATTGCGTCCGCAGCCTCGTCAAGCCGGCGCTGCAATTCGGGGAGCAGATCGAGGGCGGAGCCGGCTGCCGCCCCGCCGCCGGCAGGGGCGGGATTGCTGGCGGTGCGACAGGCAGCGATGATCCCGCCGATCTGTGCGCGCAGCCGGTCACCAGCAGCGACAGCGCCAGCAGCATCGCGGCGCGCCCCATCCATTTCTTGTGCATGTGCTTCAACCGCCTCCATTTGTGCGGCATGGCGCCGCGCTTCTTCCGCCCGGTTCGCTCGTTCGCCATTCAGGGCTTTCGTCGCAGCGGCGAGGCTGGCTGCGCCCCATTCGGCACGGACGTCATCAGCGCCGCGCTGATATCCACGATGATCGGCATAGGCCCACGCGCCCGCGATCAGGCCGACGGCCAGCGCATAGGGCCAGACGCGGCGGAGCAGTGTGGCCCCGCCGGCAAGGATGCTGCCGGGGATCATGCCCGTTGCTCCGGCCATTCCGGCAGGTCCACGGTCTGCCCAGCGAGCGCATGCGTGCAGTCGCCGAGAAACTGGATCCGGCCGTCGGTGACGAACGAGTGGCAGATACGGCACTGCAGATCGGGAAACTCGTCCTTGTCGTCCCAGTTGCACCAACACGTCCCACCATCATGGCCGGGTACGTGGTGCCCGCTGCGAACGAGAACTGATGGCGTGAACGTCGGAGCACTCGGGTTGCCGTTATAGCCCCAATTGATGCCGGGACTGTGCGTGTCCGCGACGGGGATGCTGTGCGCTTCATTGCAACCCGGGCACCAGAAGGCGACCCGACCGGCGGCCTGCTGGCGCAGGATCGGCGAAATCGCGCTCATGCCAGCAACTCGAAGTGCGGCCCGTCGATGAAGGCCGACTTCCCCGCCGCGCGGCGACGGCCGACATAATCAGCCACGGCACGTTCGCAGCCGGCGACCGTCGGCTCGATCGTCTCAAACGGGCGATCCCACACACCGCCCCAGATCAGCTTGACGCGCTGCTCCTGCGCCGCGATCCGCACAGCCGCCGCGATCACGTAGATCGCCGGCCACTCCCAGCGCAACTTGCCGTTGATGTAGGGCACGAGGTCCACGGCATGGCCGAACCCATCCGCCTGGCGCATGTGCTTGCTCGCCATCGTCTTGCTGACGCCGCGCAGGACATATTCGCGCTGCTCGGCTTCGGTGCGCAGGCCATCGTGGACGGTGAAATCCTGCCGCGTGATCTCGATCGCGCGCTTGACGACGCCGACGAGCAACGGGTGCACGCCAGCAAGCTCGGCGAGCGACGCTCGCCCGAGGGCATAGGCCATGGATTGTCCTTTCGGATGAGTGTGTCAGATCGAATGCGCGCTGGACGGGCGCATCGAGATTGGAGAGTTTCGTCGCTGAGTGTCGTGGTTGCTGCCGCGTTGCGGCATGCGTGGGGCCACGGCACGGGCGCGGGAGGCGGCTACCCCCCTTTAACCTCCCGCGCCCATCAGGCCGGGTCGATCCGGCCAAGCGTGGCCACCATGTCCGGCGGCGTTACGGGGTCGACGGCGAAAGCCTGCCGCAACAGATCGTCCGCCATCCGCAGCGCCGGGTTGTTCGGATCGAGCGCGCGGAGCGCACTGGCCAGCAGCTGCTGCGCGTTATGGAGCGCCCCATGCTCCCGGCGCAGCTTGGCGATATCCACCCGCAGTGCCGCGATATCGCCCGCGCGCTCGGCATCCATCCTCGCCTCGCGCGCTTCAAGCTCCTCGTGCCACTTTTGCAGCTTGGCGCTTCGGCTCTCCTCGCGCTTCTCGCCCCAGCGGAACAGCCAGGCGATGCCGGCGCCGGCCGTCGTGGCGACCGTGACAATGCCGGCCACCACGCCGCCCACCTCGCCCACCGAGATGCCCCCCGGGTCGTTCATTCGCGATCCTTTCGTTGGTCAGTCTGGCCGATCAGCGGCCGATATTGCGACGGCAATGGCCGGGCGCCTCGCCCAGCCGCTCGAACAGCCAGTCGATCACCCGCTCGGCGATCAACGCCCAGCGGCGCCCCCGCACCGCCATGCGGCCGACCTTGCTCGATATCGTCTCGTCAGGGTCGGGCACCGGCCCGCCAAGGATCAGATATTTCGGCGCGGCGAGGATGATGTGCGCCAGCTGGTCGATCGATACGGCCAGTGCCCAGGCGATGGCGCGCAGGCGGAGCAGCACCCCGTCAGACCGCGAGGATTTCGGCCGCCCGCCCGGTGCCGATCAGCCCGAGCGTTTCGAGGTAGTTGGTCCCAGCCACCACGTCGGCGTCGGTTAGGTCGATCTCCGACGCCAGCGCGGCGAGCTCACGCCAGTCGATCACTGCTGCATTGTCGGACGCCCGAATGGCGATGCGTTCCGCTTGGCTGAACCTGCGCTGGTAGGCGAGCGGCGTGATGGTCACTTCGTAAAACACGAACCCGCGACCAGCCGCGTCCCAATAGCATCGATCGGGATAGCCGGCCGCGACGAGGACGATTTCCTCGCCCGCACTGGGGACCGGCTCTTCGACATGCGGGCCCGATAGCCATTCGCCCGTTACGGATGAAATCAGTGCATAGGTCATGTCGTGGACACCGTTCCCTTGATCCAGCACCCGCTCTCGATCGGGATGCCGCTCCACCCGCTGCCATCGATCCGAAACTTCATCAGCACGTCGGTGCCGGTGGCGTTGACGAACGTGGTCGATGGCGACGCCGCCCAACCCTCCGACGGGCCATAGGCGGCCGACGCCGTTGCCCGGACCGTCCAGGTGGTCGAGCCCGACGGCGCCGACAGGATTTGGACCACCGCGGTGCCGCTGGTGGTTGTGCCCGTATATTGGATGCGACCCTGCAGGTTGCAGGAGCCATAGGCCGGCACGAGTACCGTGATGGTTTCCGTCCGGCCGCCGGTGAACGTGCCCGTCGGCGAGACGCCGTCGCGGGTCTGCGTCACCTCCAGCACGCGGGTCTGCGAAACGCCATCATATGTTGCGGTGACCGACAGCGTGGCGTTGATGGCCGTCACGTCCGTCACCGTGATCAGGCCCGCCGCGCTGATCGTCGCCGCGCAGTCCGTCGGCGTGATCGAGTAGGTGGACGATGCTTCGACGGGCGTGTTGCCGTGGCGGACAATGGTCTGCGAGGTTTTGGGCAGCGCTCCCGATTTGGGCACGCCTGTCGATGAGCAGGCAACGGGGATGATTCCCGGCGAAAAGGCCATAGAGAGCGGGCTAGTCCCAGGCGTACCGGCAGGACCCTCGAACCGCTTGGCCACCTGCCACGTCCAGTTCGCGCCTGCGTTGGGCCGGCTGCCAAAGCTCACCCAGATCGGGTCGGCACCGGCGGGCACGCCGCCGGTGTCCGAATACCAACCCGCCGGCACAGTCGCCGACGCCGATGGCGTGGCCGGCTGCGAGGCAGACCGGCGGAAGATCATGTCAACGGCCGACCCCTCTTGAGCCAGCAGGCCGACGCCAGCCCAAGTCGGGGTGGCCGTGCCGCCGATGCCCTGCACCGCCACCGTGCCCGTTGCCGCATAAAGCGGATCGTTGCCGGCGGGGATGCTAGCCGACCAGCTCGATGGCGGTGTCAGCACCCCCGTCGTGAAATTATAGCTTCCGCCGGAGGGCATGGCCGGCGCCGATGTGCCGCGGCGATAGACGGTCAGTTCGGCGATCGACAGGCCGTCGGCCCCATCCTTGACCTTCGCCAGCGATCCGCTGGCGGTAAACACGGCGCCATCGCAGGCGACTGCGCGGAGCACCACACCACCGGTGGAGCCCTTCGCCGCGTTGAAATTCGCGGCCGTCATCGAGACTTCCGGCCCGGCCATGGCCGTGATCCCGGTCGCGCCCGTCTTGATGTAGGTCCGCGCCAGCCCCCCTTCGAGCAATTGCCCCCCCCAGACCACAATCGAACCCGTGGCGGTGACGTCCAGCGTGGGGAACGAGGCCGTGAAGCCCGAGGCCGGGAACAGGATCAATAGAAACGTGGTGTTTCCCAAACTGTTGTTCGGGAGCGGCATGACGACGCGCCAATAATCGCCATAATCCTCGACGGAATGCGGCGCCCCGCCCGTCCAGCCCGTCTCAACCGCCTCGCCGGTGTCCGTGTTAATCGCCAAGCGGCACATCGCAGTGGCGCCACCCTGATACTGGATGCCTACCTGCGGAAAGGTGGTAGCCCCGACCGTTTTCTTCAGGAAGATCGAACCGGTGCGCCACACGCCATCATTCGCGACGGTGATCGGGTTGTAGATATACGCATCGTCGGTGGCGGTCGCGCTGGTGATCGTGTCGGCGGTCAACGTGCCGTCAGGGGCGACATGGGTGTTCGGCGAAACGGCGGTGCCGAATGCCACGGACCAATAAGCCGCGGCGCTCAGATCCTGCGACATTGGCATCAGGTTGGTGACGCTACCGTAGATCGAATTGATATAGCTGACCGGGTTGAGCAAATTGCCGGCAGCATCCTCCAGCTGCCACAATATGTCGCCGTTGATTTTGTCAGCCGTCGCCCGAAACGTCGTGGTCTGCACGGCGGGGCTGATCGCATCCAGCCGGTCATAGGTAATGACGCGCTTGTCCTGCTCAACGAACAGGCTTTTGGCCACCGGCGCGACGGCGGCAAAGGCGATTCCATCCACGGTGTAGCCATCCGGCGCGGACGACACCATGCCATAAAGCCGCTGATTGGGATGGTCGGGCGCGTGGCTGGCAAGCACTACCTCGCGCCCGTCGCGGATGCGGAAATACTCGACACGGTAATCGTTCGAGCGGCTGCCAATCAGATCGCCCGCCTGGCATTGGCCGAGCGGCGCCTGATAGACGCCCCGCCGATAATAATGGAGCTCACCGGCGATCGCATAGATGTTGTAATCGCCGGTATTGTAATGGCCCGCCGCGCCCGGCGCCGTGGTCAGGCCGACCATGAAATCATGGTGGCCCGCCGGCACGCGCGCGAGCATCTGCGCCGCGTCCTTATAGGCGATCGACGTATGCGCCCCGCCGTTCCAGCCGCTGGCCGTTTTCGTGACGGAGGTCGGCGTCACCGTCGCCGATCCCTCGGCCACCAGCGTATAGGCCCCCGCGCCATCCGCGCCCGGGGTGCCGGCCAGCGGCGGCGACGTCGTCACCGGGCCGAGGATAAGCCGCGCGCCATATTCGCCGCGCAGGCGATAGGTGATCGACACCTGATATTGCGTGTCGCCCGTGACGGAGGTGACTTCGAGCTTGCGGATTCCGGTGGGCGTCACGCCCGCGCCGATCCAGTCGTCATCCGGCCCCTGCGTACCGGTATAGGGCCGATATTCGAACACGATCGCGTCGGTGCCGATGCTGGCGCTCTCGCCGCCGATCACCAGCGCCGGGATTTCCTCCGCGCCATTGACGATCGACGTGGCCGTGATCGCCCATTCTGCCGTGGTGGGCGTCGGCACCAGCGCCGGGCCCGACACGCCTGCCGTGGGCGGCGGCGTGGTGGTCTGCCCCAGCGCGAACGGATGCTTGCCTGCGGTTTCCGAGCGCGCAGAAAAGCTGACGATGCCGCTGGCCGGGCTCAGCGATCGATCGAGCAGCAGCACGGTCTGCCCGTTCAGGCCGATTTCCGGGATGTTCACCGTCACCACGTCGCCGGGCTTGTAGCCGTAGAAACGCAACTTCAGCGGCAGGTCGATCGGGCCGAACTCGCGACTGTCCTCGATATCGTATCGCGCCAGCTGCGCGGCCTGCCCGGCCTGCTGGACCAGCGAATATTCGATCTCGCGCGTGCGCGGCCCGCCGTCGAAGGTGACATGCGCCGGCACGTCGACCAGCTTCGCGGGCACGATCTCCCAGCTATGCGCCTCCGATCGGTAGCGCGGCACCACGCCGTTGATGCGATCGCGCCGGGGCTGGGTGGCGGTCAGCTTCGCGCCGCCGGCCAGATCGTTGGTGGTGACCGTGGTCAGCGACACGCGCGGCGTGTTGACGATGCAGCTGATCTTGGCGCCCAGCGCGATGGGGAACCCGCCGCCGGCCTGGCACATCGCCTTCAGCGCATTCCACTTCGTGTCGGGCCGCGAGGTGACCTGCCCGCCGATCTTCCAGCCATTGGCGTCGGCCACGTTCGCCGCCTCGACGTACGCCGCCACGTCGACACCCGCGATCGGCGCGCCGATGCCGATCACGCGCTTGCCATTCTGCCAGCGGCCAAGGCACCAGGTCAGCGCATGGAGCCAAGGATTCTCGGAATAGACATAGGTCGATTCCACCAGCGCGCGGCAGGCGCCCGATCCACCGGGATAGGTGCTGTCGAGGCGGGGGTCATAGACCTTCACGCCCCGCACCAACCACGCCGCCTTGGGCTCGCGCGTCAGCTGCGTCTTGCCCTTCGCGTCGAATTTCAGCGTCAGCATCGTCGCGGCATAGCCGGACAGCTTGGACGATGAGGTCCAGCCCGGGATCGCCCCGGCGGGGGACGTGAGCGCCGATGCCTCGGGCGTCGCGCCCAGCTGGTGGCGGTGCCAGATCAGGCCGTTGAGCTTGCCCGGCAGCGATCCCCCGGTGACCGTCTGCGCGGCATCATCCAGATACAGCCCGTCCATCGCTTGGATGGGTCCACCGGCGGACAACACGGTGACGATCGACTGATAGGCGTTGTCCGAACCATAGGCGTAGCGGAACACGATATTGCCGCTGACCCGGGTCCGGCCCATCACATAGGGCAATCCGGCGTTCGGGTCCGACTGCCACGATGTCTGCATGCCCGAGAGGCCGCCGGGCTTCTTGGCCGTCAGATTGGCGGCGAGGGTCAGTCCGGCAGATACCGTCGCAAGCGTCGACAGAGACACGCCGACCACGGCCGTAGCCGCTGTGATGCCCGTCGAAAGCGCAACGCCACTGGCCAAGGCAAGGCCGGCGCCCGCAGTCGCAACCGCGATGGCCGCGACGCCGACCACCATGGCCGCCGTTCTCAGGACTTTGGACACGGCGGGACTCTCCAGGCGGTGTTCATCGCGATCATCTGCATCACCTCGGCGCCGTCATGGCCTTCGGCCCAACCGATGATGCGGCCATTGCCGAGCACGACGGCAAGCGCGCCGAACGCATCCTCGCCATCGGCCTGCACGATATCGCCGACGATCGCGGCTGCCGGCGGGATGCGCTCCAGCCCCAGCGTGTCGAGCGCTTCCGCCAGCGACGCGAAACCGGCGCGCGCCAGCGCGCGCCGGGCGCCCAGCGCGGAGGAATAGCTGCCGCCCCGGGCAAGCGCCGGCTTGTAGCCCAGCTGGCGAAGGTGGAAGGCGGCGAGACGGCAGCAATCATAGCGGCCGAAACGGAAGGGCTGGCCACGATAGCGATCGAGCGTGGCCTGCGCCGCATCCCGGCGCGCTTCCAGCACGGGCTTCATACGAACTGATTCCGCGCCCAGTCGGCGAGGCCGCCGAACCCGCCGAAATACTGGGTCACGGCGGGCACCGGCGCCTGCATGCCCCAATAGATCTGGTCGATCACGCCGGTGACGGCGGACAGGCCGGTTTCGCCGGGCCAGATCGATTGATGGAAGCTGTCGGTCAGGCGCGCGCCTTCGTCGAGCTCGAACAGCCGGTCGAAGACGGAGCCGACCTCATATTCCAGCGTGCGGCCATTTTCGTCCGCCATCAGGTGGGGCACGTCGAGCTCGCCCAGAAATACGAGTTCGGGGTCTGGGATCGGCGCGCCGGTCGCCTCGTCCACCGCGCCGATCCACAGCGACACGGGCGAGCCCTGCATACTCGGCGCGGCCAGGCTGGCGGCAGCGGCGTCGCTGGCCGGGTTCAGCGTGATCGATAGCCGCGGCGCCTGCTCGCTGCTCCCGTCCCGCAGATCGTCGATCGCGGCCAAGGCGCCATAGGTCGGATCGCGGCCGACGAAGCTGTTCCACGGCGCGCCCTTCAACGCGCCCGAACCGTCGAGCAGCTTCAGGCTATAGCCGGGTAGGTCGATCTGGATTGCGCCAAAGACGGTGACCACGGCGCCAGCAAGCGCCGCGTCCATCTGCGCGGTGAACTGGGTCATTCCGCCTCGCTGATCGTGAAATCGGGGATCTGGGTGAATGGCTCGCGCAGCACCTCCCAATCGATCTGGCCGCCGGTCAGGAAGCCTTCGATCTTGGGCGCCGCGAATTCGCAGACGGCATTGTCGGGCGGGGACACCCGGATCATTGGCATGATCGGCAATGCCATCTGCCCACTGCCATTGGCCGTCGTCGCGGTGCGGGCCGAATAGAGGTAGCGCCGACTGCCGATGATGATCGAAAAGAACTGGCCTTCGCGCACCTGATAGCCGGCGGCGAACCCGTCCAGGTTGATCGTCATGCCGGTCTGGCCAGCGCCATTGACCAGCGGTGCGCCGGGGCTGCCGATGGTCAGGCCGTCCTGCGGAAATGTGATGATCGCGCCGTCGCGCTGGGCCTGGCGCAGCCGGGCCGCATAGATCCGGCCCAGCGGCTCGGATCGCATCAGCGGCAACCGCACGGTCAGCGCATGGCGCGTGCCCAGCCGGTTCAACTTCTGCGCGGCCGAACCCGGCCCGCCCGCCAGCACGGCGCCGGCATCGATCAGCGAAGGGGTCGCCCCGCGGATGCCGGGCGTCGAGGGGAGGAGGATAGCCATTAGCGGAGCGTCTGCATTGCGCGGCGGTTGAGGCGCTGTTCGGCCATGCTGGCGCCCCCGGCCGCACCGCGCGCGGCGGCAGCGGCGGCCAGCGGGGCGGCCGCCACCCGCACATGCGTGTCGAACAGTGCCGACTTGTCGATCTGCACCGTCACCAGCTGGCTGCCACCGCCACCCCAGCCCCCCATCAGCGCATGATTGGGGACGACAACGCCGGGCACCTTGGGGATGAACAGTTCGGGCCCGCGCTCGCCGACAACGCTGATCTTGCCCACCGGCGGCGTCCCGCCATTGGCAAAGCCGAGGCCCGAGAACAGCGACGAGGATCCACTCAGGAATCCGCGAAACAGGCTGCCCCCCGATCCGCCGGGATTGATCAGCTCCATCAGGCCGGATTCCACCAGCGCGGCGGCAGCCCGCTTGAAGCTGTTTTCGAGCACGTCGCCCAGATTGTCGCCATAGATGGCGGCATCCGCGAGGCCCGCGGCCAGGTCACGAGTGAAGCTCTCTTCAAACTCCGCCAGGCGCTGCATTTCCTCGGGCGGGATGATCTCGGGGAGCTCGGAAATCTGCCCCGCGAGCAGGTCCATGTTCTGGCTTGCCTCAAGGACAAGAATGGGAAGCTCTTCGATTCCCAGATCCTGCATAAGGTTTTTACCAGCCGCACGGCGCAGATCGGCGAAGCTCGATTGCGCCGATAGCCCTGCCTTTTCGGCGGCGTCGATTAGCGCAAGCGCGTCGCGGTAATCTTTGCCGGCGCCAGCTTCCGCATCAAGATTGCCTTCAAGGGACGCGAAACGCTCGCTGAGCGAAGGCCCGGTTCGTCCGCTCTTGCCACGCCCACGGCTCGGGGCCTTTGGCTTAACCGTGGGCAACTCGCCGGACGTGGGAGGCTCGGGCAGCGTAGGGCGATCGGCCTGCCCCTCCCAGCGCACGCGCCCACCTCCGCGTGGGAGAGGGCGTCGGGTATCGCGGCCGATCTCGAATAGGCCGGGAATACCCCACACATGTTCATAGCCAGAATTGGCGCGCTTGATCTCCTGATCGCGGTTCATCTGTGTTTGCCAGCGGCCCCAATTAGCTGCGGCTTCAGCGGCGGCCCCCGCGACACGGAATAGCTGGTCCGCAAGATAGGAGATGTTGTCCGCGTTCTCCGCGACCGCGCCAGCGATCTGCGCTTCGAGCACCTTTTTAAGCACGGCCACCTTGTCGGCCGCGTCGTCAGCTTGCTGGATCAGACGGTCCGAAAGGACAAGGCCGAGCTCATCGGCCTGCTTCGCCAGGTCGTTGATGGCCGAGCTGCCACCCGCCAACAAGGTATCGAGCTTCTGGCCCGCCTTCCCGAATAGATCGACTTCGATCCTTGCGCGCGTAGCCGGGTCTTCAATCTTGGCTAGACCATCGGCAATCCGCGGGATGATCTCGCCCGCCGTCAGCAGCTTGCCATTTGCATCGGTCACGCTGACGCCGATCTCGCGGAAGGCATTGACTGGCCCTTCCGAGCCCGCAGCGGCTTCGCCGATCGTGCGGGTAAGCTTGCGCAGGCCGGCGTCCATTTCATCCTGCGCCACGCCGACCTGCGTCGCGGCGTAGCGATAGACTTGCAGATCGCGCGTGCTGACACCGATTTGCTGAGACACCTCGCCCAGCGACGATGCGTAATCGAGCCCGGCCGACGCCGCCTGCAGGAACTCTGCAACACCAAGACCCGCAATGAGCCCCACCGCCGCACCCTTCAGCAGGCCGAATCCATGGCTGATCCTGTCCGTGGCTTTGTCGATCCGGCTCAAGCTTGCGTCCATCGACGCCGCCTGCTTCTGCACGTCATTGGACAACAGGTTGAGATTACGACGGGCGAGTTCGACGGATGCGTCCACCTGAAGCAACAGCTGGCGCGTGGTCGCATCGACGGCCATAACAACCACCTCATTGAAAATTAAGGATATCGTGGGTAGTTCACGCGTTCACGAGGGAGGCACATGTGCGCAACGCGATCATCACACTGCTTGAAATCGCCACTCTGATCGGCGCGTTGCTCGGCGGCTTCCTGATCTTCACGGCGTTATCGCCCGCCAACACAGCCATTCAGACCGCGGCATCCGCCGCCGTGGGCATCGGCTTCGTTGCCGTGCCATATGCACTCGCTGCAACATTCCATCGAGCGATGATGCGTTCCAAGCTCACGGAACGCGTCCAGCGCGACGATCCCGAAAAGGGCGCGGTGATGGAATATGTGAGGGCCAAGCTTCGCGGCGAGGCCTAACCGGAGGGGGAATGCGGCCGGTTAAGTTCCTTCCGGGCCTCGCACATCGCAACAAATTCGTGATGCGTCGATCGCCAGAACTGATCCGCTGACCAGCCAAAGGCGGCCTGCGCAATACCCATTAATCGCCGATAGCAGTATCGATCTGACCATTCTCTGCCACCGGCATCAGTTCCCCCTCTGCCGTCGCGCCCCCAGTCAATGCCGCCGTCAGCACGATCAGCAAGCGGGCGGACACGCTCGGAATGCCGACCCGATAGATCAGCTTTCCCCAGCCGTCCGCCTGTCCGTGCCGCGCGCCCACGTCATCCGCCGCCGCTCCGGCGCGGATCAGTTCGGCAACCACGATCGACATCGTTTCCAGCGGCATCCGTACCGCATTCGCCATCACGGTCAGATCGCGCAGCGAATGGCCTGTAAGCTTTTCGATCGCGATGATCGCCTCATAGCTCGGCCGGAGCACACGACGCTTTTTGCCGAGGACGATATCGACTTCGCCCCGGGCCTCGTTCGCGTGCGATGTCACGACGCAAAGGCCGCCAGATCATTGATTGTCGGCACCTTCGACGGCGCCGCAACGGAACTCCATGTCGACGCCTGGCGGTTCGCATGGTTCGTATCGTTGCTGCCCCAGCCGCATTCGCCCTGATAGGCGACGGTCGTTCCCTTCACGATCCGCAGCGTCGCGTTCTTCGTGGGTGAGTTACGGACGTCGATCAGCCGCTCATAGCCCGGGTCCGGCAGCTTGACCTTGCCGCTCATGTTGAAGCGGATCGTCCGGCCCGAGAATTCAACAAGGTCGAAGTCACCATCATCCTTGCTGGCCGTGTCGAACTCGCGTGAGCTGTCGCCCCACTGAACTTCAACTTCACCGCCGATGGGATCGAAACCTTCGGTTGGCGTCATGCCGTCGCCGATTTCGACGCGCACGTTCTCACCGCGCAATACGGGCATCTTGTTCCTCCATGCTTGGGGCTATTCGGCGGGTTCTGCCGAAATCTCGAAAATCATCAGGCCCAGGTAGCGGACATTGTCCGTCTCAGCCTCGGGGTCGTGGTCGGAGGCGCTGGCGGCCCAATGGCATCGTCCGAGATGCACGCCGTCGGCCGTCAACAGCTGATCGTGCAGCGCATTGAACGCGATGCGCATCAACGCCCATAATCCCGATCGGGCAGGCCCCTCGTGAAAGCATGCGATCTCGAACTGGCCGCGCGCATCGACCTCGCCCTTGCTTCCCAAATTCTCGGCATCGATCTTTCCGATGACGATATAGTCCGGACCCCGATTCGACGGGACGTGCTGGAAAACTCCAACACTGGCGGGCGCGACGGCGATCAAGGCCGCATAGACGGCGTTCTCGATTCCTTCCTCGATCAGCACCTCAACCAACATCTGCTCCTATCGAGACACGTCCCAGCACATCGTCCCAGTATCGCTTCATGCGATCGCTCCGAGCCGCACGCGCAGCTCCGCCACCAGCGAAGACGAAAGCGTTCTCTCGCAGTGCGCGCACCCTCAGCATGTAGGTCACGGGCTGGGCCACACCCTTTCGGCGCGTGACCTTTACGGTTTGGGCCTTCCGGCCACGTTCGATGATCCACCGATAGAAGCGATCGGCGTTGCTCTTTCGCGTCAGAAACCCCACGCGCAACCGGAGGGACCGATCATAGACGCGCTTCGCCAGGCCGGACCGCAGGAAGCCGGTGCGGACAAGCACAGTGCGCTGCATCCGCGCCAGCTCATCATCGCCGACAGCATGTAACAGGCTGACCATTTCGGCGCGGGCCCCATCGGGCAGACGCTTCAACATCGCCCGCGTCCGCCGCACCGATTGCCAATCCACGCCACTCCCGCGCCGCTTCGGGGAAGGACGCGCCATTACGCCATCTTCTGCGCTTGGGTGTCAGCCAGAATCGACCACCACACCCGGCCCGTGTCATCCGCTTCCATCGAACGAATAGCCAGCGCGCGCCCACCCAGGTACGGAGGCAGCCTCAACTGGTCTTCCGCGGAAATGTCGGCCGTCCACCGGATGGTCAGGCGATAGACCGTGATGCCCGTTAACGATCGATCGATCACCGCTTCGCGGCCGCTTTGGCCAATCACCTCGGCCGGAACGGTACGCAGCAGCGACCAAATGCGGTCGTAGCCGGGCCTGCCATTCGGTTTGGCGATATCGGCGTAGCGCCAGACCTCTACGGGATGCTTCAGCCGACCTGCAGCAAGCGCCGCCATTATCCAATCACCGGAAGGCGATGGGGATGCGCAAGCGCTTCGACGGTCATCGGAATGTCGCTGGTGATGTTGCCGATGTTCACGGCCTCACGATTGGCGAACCAATGACCAATCAAAAGCAGCATGGCCTGACGAAGCGATCGCGGCACGGCGGTTCGATCGGCATAGCCAGCGTTGACGGTAACGGTGATCGCATCCGCGACAGGCGCGGCGGCAGGCCACAATGCTCCCAGCACGGGGCTTAGCCGCGCCGGGCGGCTGCCAGCGGACAGGCGCGACGACGCAACCATCTGGTCGCCGCCTTCCGGATCGACATAGCTGACCACCGCCTGGGCACCGATTGCGATCGGCCAGGCGCGCAGGCGAAGCGGGTTGGCCCAGCGATCGAACGATTGGGATACCTGTCCGCGAACCAGCAATTGCCCCGTATAGCCCTCGATCCATTCGCGTGCGGTGATGATCAATCCGCGGATCAGATCGTCCTCGCTGCTGTCGAAGACACGCAGGTGCGCCTTGGCCTCGCTCAGCGTGACCGGTTCCATCCCTTCGTCCACCGGCGTCAGGCTTCCCTCTGCAGCGACAACAACAGGCTCGATTGCCACCGCCACCGCACCGGCAATCGGCAGCGCCCCGGCTTCCCCCATCGCCGCAAGGTGGATCGTTCCCAGCGGCAGGTTCACCACACCGTCGATCGACAGTGAGGCGCCAGCTGCGACGGTGACAGGCGGCAGCGTCTGGGCCAGCGAGCCCGTTACCGAGCTGCTCGACGACGCCGCCAGGCCGATCAAACCGATTGACGCCGCGAGTGTGCCGGCGATCGTCAACGAGGCGACAGCGGCCACCGCCACCGGCGCGATCGTGATAGCGAGATCGCCGACGCGGCTTTCGGTCGAATCCTCCGTCAGGATCAGGCCACCATCCTCCAGCAGCAGGCTATCCCCGCTTTCGAGCAGCAGCCAGGACAAAGCCATGATGGATCAGGCGCCGGGAGCGGTGAGCGTGAAAGTGCTGATTGCGAAGGGCTGGCCAGCGGCGAACGTCACATTGTCGACCGTCATGTCGCCCCCGCCTCCCGTCGCCGTCACCGTGCCCTGTCCGTGGCAGGTGACGCCATCATTGGCATACAGCCGGAAATGCGCGGCGGTGCCGGCTGCATCGGCGCTGGTGTCCTCCCACGTGCCGGCCTTGGCCTTCGAGCCACCCGACGCGGCAGCCATCCAGTCGGCGGGCAGGGCGAGCGTGGCGAGGACGCTTCCGGTATCGGGGGCAGCACAGCTGGCGGGCGCCGCACCGGTACGGATCTTCACGACGGCGCTGGCGCCGATCGCCGTCTCGATCGCATCGAGCAGCGCGTTGCGCGCAGCAACGGAGAATTGCAGGGCCATCGCCTTCACTCCTTGGGGGTTTTGGCCGCGCGGCGCGCAGCCGCTGCCTTGTTGGCGGGAGCTGCATCCGCCTTGTTCGCGGGATCGGGCTCGGCCTTTTCTTCGACCGGGCCAAGATCTTCGAGCACGCCTAGGCGGACGAGGTGCGCCGCATCGTTGGGATCGAGTTCGCGGGGGTCGCCGGCGGCATACGGCTTGTCCCCGTCCATCTCGCGAAGGACGCGATAATTATGCTTCGCAGCCATTCATGTTGCTCCCGGGTGAGAGGGGCGCCCCGAAGGTCGCCCCTCAGATTGCGTTAAGATCGCTTAAGCGACCCGGCCGAAATCGCCGTAGATGAAGGCTTCGGGGCGATAGACCGCCAACGCCAGGCGCTCCTCGCACAGCATGGTGATCAGGTTCTTGATGAAGTCGTCTTCGTTCTCGGTCGCGATTTCGACACGAGCGAGCCAGCGATCGAACACCTGCGCGCCGAGCTTGAAGGCGCCCGTCAGGAACTTGTCCACGGTCATCGCCTGCGTCGCCACGACGGGCAGACCCCACAGCGTCGGCGCGATCGCACCCTGCGGATTGCCGATGATGTAGCGGCCTTCCGCGTCCTTCAGCGTTTCGATCCACGCCCAGTCGATCGGGTTCATGACATGGCCGGTGGCGGGATACTCGGCGAGTGCCGCCTGCAGCATCGCCAGGCGCATCAGATCGATGCTGGTCGGCGAAGCCAGGGTGATCGGCGCGGCATAGGCGGTCGCCTGGGGAACGATGCCGAGCAGGTTCTGCCCCGTGCCGTCACCCAGCAGGAGCTGCTGCTCCTCCTTGAAGGCGAGGCCGTAACGCAGGCGGCCATCAATGTAGGATTCCAGCTGCGCAACGTCGTCGAGGATTTGGCGCGAGGCCTTGGCATGATGCGCGATCACCTTGGCCGTGGTCGAGATCAGGTCGAACGTGATGTCGCTTTGCGGCTTCGCAGCGCCCTCGGCCGTACCGGCGGCATTATTCGCGAAGCCGGTTTCCTTCACGTACTCCAGCGTGTTGCCGTCCATCCGGCCAGGCGTGATCAGATCACGCACGGTCAACCGCCGCTCGGGCGGCGTGAGGATACCGGGCAGGCGCGTCTGGTTGACCGCGTCACCAGCCGAACCGGCGGCAGCCGTGGTCGCCGACGTGATGGTCGCCTTGGCCGACATATCCACGCGGCCTCGGCGGCTCGTGCTATCGAGGAATGCCTTGACGCGCTCGTCGGCAGTGAACTGCTGGCCCAACGATTTCACGTCCAGATCGTCACCGCCGGGATCGCGGGCGAGCTTCTGCTCGATCTCGTCCATCCGGGCCTTCACGGCATTCATGCCGATCAGGGCTTCGTCGGCGATCTCCTTGGCCGCCTTGGTCAGGTCTTCGCCGGTGCGGGCCTTGCCAACGGCATCCTCGGCAATTTCCTTCACCTTGTCGAAGCGCTTCTCGAAATCGGACTTGAGCTCGCGCGCCAGTTCTTCGACCGACAGCTCACGCCGCCCGTCGCCATTGACGTTGTGGCCTGTGCCGTCGCGCATATAGCGGCCAACGGTCAGTTCTGCGGCCGACATGCGGCCGATCAGCCCGGCGGCCGAAAGGCCACCCAGCAGTGCAATCTTGCGGATCATGGAATTGCCCTTTCGCGGCAAAGAGGAAGGATCAGCCGCGCATCGCCCTCAAAAAGCGCACGGCTGCGTCATCCGCCTGAGCCCCGGGCTCCCCCCGAAGATGCGGTCTGGAACTGGCCGAGATCGCCTCAGCCATTTTTCGGGAGAAGCCTGCATCCCGCAGGAACCCCTCGAACTCGCGGATGGTCAGGTTGCGGCCCCCATCCTGAATGGATTTCACCTCGTCGATACGCGCCGCTCGCCCGAGCGCGCCGAAGGTGACAATGCTCACTTCGCGAAGGTCGAGCTTCTTGAGCACGGTCACCCCGTCCTGCTGGCGATCCGGGGCCGTCTCGATCTCGCGATAGCCGATCGACAGCTCGTCGAGTGCCCCCTCACGGACGAGGCCGTAAACCTCGGCAGCCTTCGGCGAGATGTCCTTGAGCAGTCGTCCGCGAACGCGCAGGCCCTTCTCGTCCTCGGCCACCTCGTCCCAGACGCCGATCACGGTCCACGTGTCGTGCTGGTAGAGCATCTTCACCGCGCGCTTCTCGCGCTTGGCCGTGGCCAGCGATGCCTTGAACGCACCGGGAGCGACCATCTCATTATAGCTGTCGACCACGTTGAACATCGACGCATAGCCCTCGATCACGCCGTCGTCGCCGATCGCCTTGACGTCGAGCGTCAGGCCGCAATTCTTCGTCCTCAACATGGGCTTAGTCCTGTGGCTACGGCAGCGCCGTCGGTACGGCGGTGATGGGAACATTCTGGCTCTGCATGCGAGGCGTCTCGCCGCCTGCGACGGGGGCGAGATTTTCAAGCTCGCGGACTTCGTTGATCGTCATCCACCCGTTCTGCAGGGCGGAAGCGTAGAAAGCCGATCGGGCGGCACTGTCGCCGCGCAACAGCCCCTCCAGGCTGAATTCGATCGTGATGCCGTCAGCGCGGTCCTTTGCGGTGAGCAGGCGCTTTTCGAGCGCCATTTCGATCCGCTTTAACCTGCGCCGCAGGGTGAATTTCTGGAAGCCCAGCGTCTGTTGTTCCAGCCCGGTGCCCCAGCTGGTGGCCTTGTCGGTATGCCCCACCATGTGCGGCGGCACGCCGAAGAAGCGGCAAATATCCTCGACGGAGAACCGCCGCGATTCCAGCATCTGCGCGTCTTCAGGGTTGATCGTCAGTTGCTGCCACTCGACACCGCCTTCCAACACCAGAGGGCGGCCTGCATTCATCGCGCCGACGAATTTCTGCGTCATGCGATCTTCGGCCGCCTGGCGTTGCTCGGGCTTCAGCCACTCCTTGAACTTCAAGACGCCAGACGGACGAACACCATTGGCGAACATGGTGCCTGCTGAACGATCGATGGCGGTCGCCAGACCGAAGGTGTTTCGCCCATATGCCAGCGTCGACAGCCCGCCTTCAGGGTTGCCACCGAAACCGCGAACATGAAGCACGCGATCCTCACTGAGCGTCTTGTCGCGCCAGCGATAGACGAGGCTGCCGCCGCGATCCCGCGTGACCGTCGTCTCATCCCAGGTCATCGGCGTCAGCGAGATCACGCGGCCATCGCCAGCGCGCGTGATCTCCGCCACCGCGTTGCCCTTCAGTTCGACGCTCGCCGCCAGCCCTTCGAAGAAATCGAGTGCCGTTTGGTCGGCGTTCGGGCTGTCGTGTAGGATCCGATAGAGCGGATGATCCTTGGCGATGGTCCGTCTACCACTCCGGTCGGTGCGATGGACCATCAACGGCAGCGAACCGATCGTCCCAGCCAACACATTGATGCAGGCCCATGCCGTCGACAGGGCCAGCACGGAAGTTTCGCTGACCTGCTCCCCAGCATAGCTTTGACCCTCGGTCCGCCGCCAGCCTTCGGGATCACGCAACGACAGACGCCGCGCCCACACCGCCGCCTTCCGGGCCAGGCCGGTGGCCCTCACCAACAGGTTCATCCGGCTAAGCTCGCAAGATAGTCATCAAGACCGCCGCCGCGGCCCGTGGGGTTCCGGCTCATCAACATGACCGCATTGAATGATGCGCACAGCGGATCGATCTTCGCCTTGCCGGCCTGCTCTTTCGTGATCAGCACGGCATTACCCCTCTGCTCGGCTCGTGCATTACCAACGCACCAGGCCATCATTGCTTGACCGGCGTGCCACAATGTCCCGTCCTTCAGCTTGCGCTCCATGCCCCACACGGCCGACGAGAGCCGGAAGCCCTGGGCGATGCCGATCATCTGTTCCGCTACAATCCCGCGCGACGCGAGCTCGTCGACCAACGCGGCCACGCCTTGAGGATCGAGGCCAATGGCCGCTTTCTCCGGAAACAACCCGGCTTCGGCGATCCGCTCGATGACGTCAGCAACGCCGACAATATCGGACGTGGGATCTTCGCAGCGAACGAGTTGTCCCAATCGAACGAAATCATCGAGCCGTTCGACAATATCCTTGCGCCGCTTGAACACATCGTCGTGCGCCCAAGCCCGATTCCATAGCAGCCAGTCGCGGGTCACCTTGCACCGGCCCAGCAGAGCCAAGCCCAGCAAGTCGTCAAGCCCACCACCATCGATCCCGGCGACGATCACCTCTGATCGTTCGATCAGCTCATCGAGCGAGATCGTCTCGTCCGCCGCGTCTTCCCAATAGTCCACGCCCACCCATCGGTCGGTGTGGAGCGCCATGCCGATCTGGACGTTGAGGTGCTGCGACGCCCAGCGCCGCTCTTCCTCGTCGCCCTTGGCACAGGCGGTTCGATACTCGGCGATCAGCCGGTCAATGGTGATCGAGCGCCCCAGATTGGGAAGCACCATGTGCCAGTTGCGCGGGTCGCGCCACGGTTTATCCTTGGCCCGCTGCATCGCCTCAGAAAACTCGTACAGCATCGGCAGCATGTGGACGTCAGTCTTGATGCGGCCGTCTCTCACGCCCCGCGCATAATCCAGCTCGGCCTTGAACACGCCTGCCGGCGGCTCATCGCTCTGCGTCGTGATCATGATCAGGAACGCTTCCGGGTTCGCGATCATCCCGCCGCGCAGCTGGCCGATCACGCGCGAGGCGTAAGAGATTGACGACATCAGATGGACTTCGTCGATCAGGATGCCCGCCGGTTTGGACCCGGTGGCGACCTTCATGTCGAAGGTCTTTACCTTCAGCTTCGCCTTGTTGACCCGATCGACGATCGTCTTCACGTGCTCCTGCACGTGGAAGCGCGTCTTCAAATAGGGGTCCGCGTCGATCATGCCGGACGCTTGCTGGAATGCGATGTCCGCGATTTCCTGCGTCGGGCCTATCAGCACGAACTCGGCGCGAGGCCGCTCGTTCATCAGCAGCGCCGTCATCATGATGGCGGCGCCGTTCGTCGTCTTCGCGTTCTTCTTCGGCACGAGGTCGAACACCTCGCGCACCTGCCGTTCGCCGTGCTCATCCAGCGAGCCGAAGATCGCCCGCACGATATCACGCGCCCAATCGCCCGCGGCGTCCGCCAGCAGGGGCTGGCCGGGGACATCCGGAAGCCGCAGCTTGTTGAAGATGGCGACGGCGCGCGCCGCCTCTTCTTCGTCGAGTGGCAGGTCAGGGAGGAGGGATCGCCCCTCCCGCAACCGGGCTTCCCAGTCCGGGCAGGAGAAATCCCAGCCTAGTGCCGGACCAGGCTGCTCCACTCGTTGCCCTCATGTGCGACGGCCGCGTCGGCGATCGCCTGTTCCTTCTTGCCCTTCTTCGGGGGCTTGGCCGTCTTGGCCGGTTTCGAGGCGACGACGCCGGTCAGCAGGTCATGCCGGTCGAGCCGTTTGAACATCTTGTCGATGGCGGAGACGTTGCCCTTGTCGATCTCGCTCACCAGCGATGCGAGCAGCTTCGCCTCCAGGCGGACCTTCGCTTCAAGCCGGGCACGCAGCTCCCGAAAATAATGCTTCCGCAACGTCGGCGGCGTGATCGAAAGCGCCGCCGCGATCTGTTCCTCGTTCTTGTCGAACGCCATCAAGAGCAAGACTTTCCGCCGATTTTCATCGGTCGGAATGTGCGGCGGTCGGCCGCGACGCCCGTGTCCCTCGGGGATCGGATCGCCGAGCAGGTCCAAATCCCACGACATGTCGAAAAAAATCTCCGAATGAGAGGGGCTGCGGTGTCCGGGCAATCGGGCCCCAGACTTTCGACCTCCCCCCCTGCCTGCGGGTCAGGGCGCGGCGCGCCGCTCCTCCCGCTGCTTCGACCCGCTGTGGCACGAGGCGCACAGCGTCTGCAGGTTGGCCTCATCCCAGAACAGTGCCTCATCGCCACGGTGCGGCCGAATGTGATCGGCCACCAGCTTCGACGTATCGCCTTCCAGCGCCTCGCATCCCCGGCAGGTGAAGGCATCGCGCACGAGCACCGACCACCGCAGCGCCTTCCACCGCGCGGTGTGATACCACTTGCGCCACGGCTGGCTGTTGCGGTGCCGATCCGTCTCGGCCCGGCCCTCGGGCATGAAGGCGATCGACGGCCGCAAGGTGCCGAGTGTCGGCTTCAACGTCGACAACCGCGCCATCACGAACGTCCGAAACGGACAAGGCCCGCGTCGCAAGGGAACGACGCGGGCCCTGTCAGGCTAGGAGAGGATGCCGAAACAGCTGCTTTCGCACGCTACCCCAACATATCGATTTCTATGCTGAAAACCGGGGCTGGGGGAACACCACCTTTTCTTCATTTACCCCCTTGACGGTGAAAGCTGAGCATTTCCGCCATTGAGCGCCACGGCGATATCCTTGATCGCCCGCCGATAGCGCATCTTGAGCGCCTCCGGCCCCATCAAATGGCCCAGCTTCGTCCGCAGCCCGCACCGCGGCGCGATATCGCTCCAGGCGATCCGGTGCCCGCTCCGCTCCAGCGCACCGATGGCGAGCGCCAGCAGCCGCACATCATCGGCCCGCACATGGACAACCCAGCCCAGCGCCTCATCCATCCGGTCCACCTCTTCCGGCCGCAGCGTCGCCCGGCCGATGCTCACCAACTCATGCCCCGCCAGCGACTGTTCGGCCATGTCGGCGCGGTCGCGGATCACCAGATGCCACGGCCCGTCGCTGGCGCGCGCACCCGCCGGCATCACGCTCGCCACCGCCCGCTGGAAGCCCCACGCCTCGACAAGGCGATCCTGCACGGCCTGAAACGTCCACCACACCCCCGATCCTTCCGGGCGACGCGCCAACCCTTCCGGCTCAGCCCTGTATCCTTCCGCCATGATCAAAGCCCCAATCTATATAATTCAGTCACTTAAGCATTTCACTCGGAAGGGTTGGAAGGATTGGAAGGGTTTACATATGTCCTGTTCATGTGCGCGCCCGTGCGCCTGTGCGCGCATATGTGTGGGGCGATGATCGCAAACCCTTCCAACCCTTCCAGTCCCGCGCAAATCCGCGCTTTCTCCCTTCCGCGATCCTTCCGCCACCCTTCCGGTTCGGAAGGATCAGGGCGGCAAATCGTCCACTTCGTCCCATGGGGAGCCCGAGGGCGGGGCCTGCGCGGGCGGCGATCCACCATCCTCGTCGATGCTGAAGGGTCGCGGATTGCCCTCGGCATCGATGAAGTCGCCCACGTCGCGCACCAGCTCGATGCCGAGCCACTGCATCCCGTCCGACGCCTTCTTCTCATAGCCCTTGTCCTGCATCGCCTTGGCGAGGCCCTTGTTGGACCATTCGCGCTCGCCCGCCGCCTTGCACCAGGCGACGAACACGGCATGCAGTCGCGATGATTGCACCCGCGCCTGCGGGTCGGCCTTCGTACAGAGCCGCAGGAAGCGCCCGAGCGGATCGCTGTCCTGCCGATAGGCCTGCGTCGCCCGCGTCACCTCGCCCGGCTCGACAAGCCCGTTCTCCATCCAGTCGAGCAGGCCCGCGATCAGCTTGTTGAGGATGCCGGGCAACTCACCCAGCAGCTTGTTGGGCAATTCCGGGTCTTTCTCCCGCGTGCCCTCCGGGTTCGTCTCGTCGCGCACGCGCTGATTCCACGGGATCAGCTTCACCCGTCGCCAGATGCCGTCGTCCGTGTCCGGTATCTCGGGCCGGAAATTGCCCGATATCGTCAGCTTGAAGATCGGCCGCAGGTCGAAGAACCCGCGATTGAGGAAGCGCACCGTCATCGGCTCGCCGCCCGTCACCAGCTTGATCAGCGCGGTGGCGAGCTTGCCGCCCTTTTCGGGTTCGGACGTGCGCAGCAACCGCACGCCGCCCAGCCGCGCCAGATCGGGCGTCGCCTGGTCGCCGCGCTTCTTGATCCCCTGATCCAGAAACGTCTCGATGCCGATCGTCGTGGTGTAATCGCCCAGCGCCGCGCACCACGCATCGATCGCGGTGGACTTGCCGTTGCCGCCAAGGCCGTACCAGAAATGCAGCTTCTGCTCGCCCATATGGCCGGTCATCGAAAGGCCGCCCCACTGGTGCAGATAGCGGCGCATCGCGGCATCGGGCTGCGCCCAGGCGAACATATCGTCATAGATCGGGCAGGCAGCGTCGCGGTCGAACGCCACCGGCGCCAGCTTGCTGATCAGATCGTCGCGATTATGCGGGTCCAGCCGCCATTCGGCCTGCCAGCGCTTTTCGGCCGCAATCCACGTCCGCCGGAATCGCAGCGTGCCGTTCAGCACATTGATCGATAACGGATCGGCATCGAACGCATCGGCCTTCGCCGCCAGCCACGGCCGCACCAGATTGGCGATGCAGGTGAGCTTGCTCGCCCCTTCAGACGTGCGGCCCCATTCGGCCAGCTTGTCGGAGAACAGCACGACGGTGCCGTCGCTCTTGATCTTGACGACCCGATCGAGCCGTTCGCCGTCCTCATCGCCGGTCGACTCTGCAAGCTCCTGCTGCTGCACCCATGCGCGGGGCGGCTTCCCCTCTTCCCGCCATGGCGGGGGAAACGGCACGCCACTATCGCGGATGAACCCCGCCTCATCCTGTATCGCCCGCGCCATATCAAACACGCGGCCCAGCAACTCGGCCGGGATCATCTTTTCGTCCTGATCCAGCGCCGCCCAGCGCCGGCCGTCCCACGTCATCCAGCCCAGCGCGCTCGACCAGCGGAAATCCCGTCCATATCGCTCGCGGAACCGCTCCGCATTGCCCAGATCTGTCAGGGGGAAGAATGCCAGCCGCCGGTTCGCCTCGGCCGCCGCAACCCCGTCGCTGTCGTCATCGTTCGCCGGTGCCGGCACCCCCGCCCCTGCCTCGGCTTGGCCTTGGCCGCTGCCTTCCGGGTGGAAGGGTTGGTTCTTGCCCACGCCACCGCGGGGTCCGGGGCGGGCGGCACGGCGGCGAAAGCGCGCGCGCGCATCCTCGATCACGCGGGTCAGGTCGCGCGGTTCCTCCGCGCCCTTGTCCACGCCCGTCTCGATCGAACGCATCGTCTTGTCATAGTTCGGCCAGCTCGCCGCCACCTCGGCCAGCGCGCCGATCACGGCGGCCCGGCTCAGCGCCTTGGCGCCCACCAGATGGCCCAGCGTCAGCGCGGCGATGCTGATCGTGTCGTTGCGTGTGCCATCGCCCGCGCCCGCGGCGTTGCGCACCTCGCCATCCAGCGCGGCATAGGCATAACGGCGCACGGCCTCGTCGATCGCCGCCTGTTCGGCATCGGATGCGGAAGCGTGGAAGGATGCCGCGTCACCCCCCACCGGGGCGGAAGGGTCGGCAGAAGAAAAGCGGGGCGATGGCGATGATGCCGGCGGCGTTCCGCCGCCCGCGTCCCCCGTGGCTGGCGCTTGCGCGCCAGCGGGCGCCCCGCCTGCCGGCGCGGCGCGGCTCTTGGGCGCGCGCAGTATCTCGATCAGCTGGGCCGGGGCTTCCGCCGGCTCGTCATGCACATTGCCGCGCAGCCAGCGATATCGCGTGCCGCCGCCCTTGCCATCCGGGTTCATCACGCTCGCCGGGGCGATCACATAGCCGCCCAGTCCGCGCACATCGACATGCCGGGGCAGATTGCCACGGTTGCGGATCGGCTCGCCCTCGCGCGGCTGCCGCAGGAACACATGCACGCCGTCGCTCTGCGTCATCGCCGCCAGGCTCACCGGCAGCGCGCAGCCCATCTGCTCTTCCAGAGCCGCCTTCAGCGATTCCAGCGTGAAAACCTCGCCGGTCGACTCATCGACGCGCGGATCGAAATCGAGCGCGAACAGCCCGTTCACGCCCATCGGCAGGCCGATCATGGCGTTCGGCCACTTCTTCCACCAGCCGAGGATCACCGCTTCGTCGGTGGTCGCATCCTTCAGGCCGTGGCCGGTATAGGGCGACTTCGCGGTGAACGTCTTTTCCTTCGGCCCATCCTTGCCGCGCACCGTGATCGTCTCGTCCCGCTCCCGGCACGGGAAGACGGGCCAGCCACGGCGCGCATATTGAAGCGCCGCCGAACATATCGGCGACGGGAGCTTGGCGACGGTCGACAATCGAACCCCCGGAATTTCAGGTCAGCAGGAAATGGGCGGGGCGGCGCTTAGCCGCCGGGGTCAGAAGGGCACATGATCGTCCAGCCCCGCATCGAACGCGCTGCCCCCGGCCGTGCCGGCCGCGCCACCCGCGCCGCCCCCCGGCGTCGAATTGCTCCAGCGCCCGTCATGCGCATGGCCCGAATAATCGTCCCGGCCGGGGTCGCGCTCGCGCTTGTCGAGCAGCACCAGCTGCGCGTTGAAGCCTTGGCAGACGATTTCGGTGGAATAACGGTCATTGCCCGCCTGGTCCTGCCACTTCCGCGTCTGCAGCTTGCCCTCGATATAGACCTTGCTGCCCTTGCGCAGATAATTCTTGGCCACCGGCACCAGCCCCTCGGCGAACACGACGACGGTGTGCCATTCGGTGCGCTCGCGGCGCTCACCTGTCGCCCGGTCCTTCCAGCTCTCGCTGGTCGCGATCCGCATCGTCACGCACTCGCCCCCGTTCTGGAAGCTGCGCGCCTCGGGATCGGCGCCGAGATTGCCGACGAGGATGACCTTGTTGACGCTGCCGCTCATGCCAAGGTCACCTCTCGGCCGAGGCGTTCGCTCAGCGAACGACGATAGGACTCAACCTCGCGCTCCAGCGCAATGATATGCGCGGCTTGCCATTCATCTTCACTGACCAGCCCCTTGCCGATCAGCAGCTGGGCAATGGCGGCACCTTCAACGAGCGCCATATTCACGCCAACGCGAAGGTGCTTGGGGGAGCCGTCCTCACTGCCCAGCGAATGGTCAGCCGCGACGCCGCTTTGAAGTGCATGCCCCAGCTTCCGGACGCGCTCTTGATAGTCCGCTTGCTTCAAAACAACCTCCCCTGTCCCTTGTTTTGCTGTTCGGAAAAAATGCGATCGGCCTGGCTCACATCGTCAAATCCAGTTCGACCAGCTGAGCGACGTGCGCTGGCAGATCGAAGAAGCCGAGTTTCCCCGCGCATGGGATGAAGGCCACCGGGCGCGGATTGGCCAGGACGAACCCATATGGCCCCTGAAACCAGCGCGAGGGATGCGCGTTAACGCAATCGACAAGGTCGACCATACCGACGACGCCGCCGCGCTGAAGGTCAGCCATCGTCTTGCTGGTCAGCCAATCACCCCGAAGTCCCTGAACCGAAAGGAACAGCTGCCACGCGTCGAACTCGTCATTCGTCATGCCCTTGGCGGCGTGAAGCGCCAGGGGACCACGATATCGCGTCGACCAGTTGCGGTTCTCGATCTCCTTTCCGCCGAACAGGATCGAGAACGCCCATGGTTGGCGAACACTGAGGGCCTTCATACCCGCACCCCCGCGCCAACCGCCCATCCGGCGATCGCCGCCACCATCACGGGGCCGGCATCGAAGTAGCCCGCCGCCAGTCGCCGAATCCATTCCGGGTCAGCGTCGGGCAGCGTACGCGCCACCGCCGCGCGGATCGCGGGCAGCGCCGCGTCCAGCAGCTCGCGCGCATTATCCATCGGCTCGGCCGCCGGGATCACCCCTTCGCCGCTCACGCCGCCATCTCCATCCGCGTCAGCACCCGCCGCGCGGGCTGGTGGCACCCGCCCGGCGCCGTCTGCCAGTCGATCACGCCGCAACGGCGCAGCCGATGCAGCACATTGTTCGCATGGCCGTCGCCGCGAAGGCCGAGTTCGATCGAAATCGCCGTGCCGGTCGGCATCGCCTCGCCCAGCCGCACATGCCGGCGCAGATAATCCACCACCGCGCGGCCCTCGCTGCCGATCAGGCGGCAATGCTTCGGCGCCGGCCGCTCGCGCAGCAGCCGCGCGACATAATCGAACTCGCGGCCGTCGCGCCGCTGGAACGGGTGGACGATGCCGCGCCCCGCCAGCTGGCGCACGCGGATCGCCGCCGCCATCTGCGGCAGCGCGGGGCCATGGGCATAGACGATCTCGTCCCCCCGGCGCGCCTCGGCCGCCCAGGCGTCGATCGTCGACTCGCTTTCCACCCACAGCGCGGTATCGGGGCGCAGCCGTCCGCTCATGCGGCGGCGTCCAGCACCGGGGCCGCAGCCCGCGCGCCCAGCGCCACGCCCAGCGCCGCGTGCAGCGCCACCGCCCGGCTGTCATCCAGCCGGAACGAAAGGCCCAACCCGTGGACTTCGTAAAAGGGGCAGGTCCGCGTCGGCGGCAGGCAGGCGAACAGCGGGCCCGAAGGCGTCTCGCCCAACACCGCCAGTGCGGATTGATCGTCGGGGAATGCGGCGGGGGCCGATGCCGGAGCCTCGCAGCCCGCATCCGGCGCTGAGCGTGCGCCACCCCCGCCACAAGAGGCGGAACGAAGGTCGCCGTCCGCCTCTTTCTGGTCGGCCGCTGAAACGACTTTGTTTGCAGACAGTTCCCACTCGCGCGCCGCCACCGCGCCGCCCGTCATCCGCGCGATCGCATCGGCCAGCTGCTCGCTGGGCACGATCTTGCCGGCCAGCAGCTGGCGGGTGGCATAGCCCATGGCCAGCGGGCTATCGCTGCGCCGCGCCAGCCGTGCCGCGCGCGCCCGATCGGCCAGCAGCCAGGTCGCCAGCGCGATCGATCCGGCCGATGGCGTGGCATCGCCCGCACCCAGCCCGCAACTCTCCCGCTCGGCAATGCACAGGCCCATCGCGGTCAGCTCGGCCGCACCCTCGGGCAGCTTGTATGCCATCATCGTCATTGCCCCGCCTCCACCATCTTCAGCATCGCCCGCAGCCGCACCGCATCGCCGATCAGATCGTCGACCTGGCCGATCAGCCCGAATTCCTTGATTTCATGGGGCGTGATCCGCCGGTCCCCCTTCAGCGCCGCGCACAGCCCGCGTGTGATGCCCGCGCCGGCCTCGGCCAGTTCGGACATCTGCTCATGCCAGTCGTCGCTGTCCGGCTCGGCCGTCGGCCGCTCGACAAGATCGAAGCCCATGCTGGTCGCCAGCTCGCGCAGCACATGCGGCCAGCCGGCCCGGCCCCGCGCCAGCGGTTCCAGATCCTGCACCACGTCGATCGCGACGAACTGTTCGGCATTGTCCGGGTTGCGGGCATCGGCCGCCTGCGCCAGCCGCGTCTTGCCGACACGGCAGTGCATCGCGGCCACTTCCAGCCCGCCCACCCCTTTGATCATCTCGCCCGTCGCGCGCTTCAGCGCGATCTTCTCGGGCGTCAGCCCCCCTGCCTTCACACGCCCTCCATGGCAAAGCCCGCGCCCCCCGGCGCATTCATCGGTCGGCGCCTCCGGGGGCGCCGGTTGCGCAGGCGCCCCCTTCGGCTATCGTCCCGGCGCAAACCGAAGGACGAAAGGAACTGCTGTGATCGCCATGCTTCCCGACGACATGACCCCCACCGTCGACCGCCAGAACGACGACAAGGTCGGGCTCTGGGTTACGGATGACGATGCCGAAGCTGGGGACAAATTCCACGGCTTCCTGCTGACGCCGTCGCAGGCGCTGGGCACCGCGGAAGAGCTGATGGCCGTAGCTGGCGAGATAGTCGGCAAGGACGAGGCCGTGACGATCTGGGCGCAGACCCTGACGGGCGGCACGGCCACTATCGCCGGGCAGCAACACCACATGATCGTCGCCACCGATCGCGATCACCGAACAATTCGGCTCGCCTTCAGCGAGGAAGCCCTGCGCGATCTCTCGGCGCAAATTCACACGCTGCTTACTGCTGGGGGAACCCCTCAATAGCTGGGGCGACGGCAACGTCACTGTCGTCACGCCATCACCCCCATCCTCTGAAGCACGCGCCGCCACAGGCGCGGCCGCGCGGTTTGGTCACCACCCGCCATCACGCTGCCTCCGCCCGAAAAGGGCAGGGCATGTCGCCAGCCTCGCTGGAAGGATCGTCGGTCTTTCCAGATGCGGACCCGGAATGATCGGCGTTAGAAGCCGCTTCATGGTCATGCTCTGCCATCTTGGCCCGAACACGCCTCTCGGTATCCGGCCACACGCGGCGGCCGTTCCGGAGTTGGCGAACGAAATGACGATCACCCAGTTCACCGCCGAAGCTCGACGGTGCCATGTTATGGCGAAGCAAAAAGGCTTCGATATCTTCCAAGAGCGTAGCCATGCCGCACTGATAAAGTGTGACATATCACACCGTCAAGGTGTGATTTGACCTTTCTTCCGTCATGTGTGTTCGCGTGTGATACAACACACATGCACCGCCCCGACGAAATGGAGCGCATTCGCGAGGCGATTCGCCGGGCGATGACGCGCAAAGGCATAAAGGCGAAGCCCTTGGCAAAAGCTGCCGGCTTGGGCGAGACAGCCGTTCGCGATATCCTTGAACCCAGCAGCACCGACATCAAGTTCAGTACATTGAACAAGCTGGCCGACGCTCTGGAGTGCTCCCTCGAAGATCTAATGGGCGTGGACGAGGTGCCGCTGACTGGGCGTATCGGAGCGGGCGGAACGATCATATTTGAGGACGCCGGCACCGACCAGACCGTTATGCGCCCCCCAAACATCGGCGGAAAGCTCGAAGCGCTTGAAGTAGCAGGCGATTCGATGATGCCGAAATTTTCAGATGGTGACGTGATCTACATTCAGCGCACGCATGATGGCGTGCTGCCCGCCTACATCGGCGAGTATTGCGCTGTCCGCTTGGTCACCGGTGAAACCTATCTTAAGCTGCTGGCCAAAGGCTCGCGCCCAGGCCGTTTCACCCTGCGATCGTTGAACGCCGCTGATATCGAAGACGTCGAGGTCGAATGGGCTACGCCGGTGGTTTTCATCCTGCCGCGCTTTGCTCGGCAACGCCTCACGGCTATTTAAACAGCTTCGCTATCGACCGGCCGATAGCACCCATGGTTTCGCCAACACCAACGCGCTCACTGGCATAAGACCGCTCGCGCACGTCGTCGTCTGATAGTGCCACGTTCAGCACTACGCCCAGCGCGCCTGCATCACCCGCCGCAATGCTCAGTATTGTTGCCGTGCAGCCACGCCCTTCTTCATGGATTGCATCGCGTAGCCAGCTAGTGCGGGCGATGTAGCCGATCGTTTGACCGCCGCCCGTTTCAACCTTCAGCGCCAGATCATCGTACGGGTTGTCTGGCTCATGGCAGATGTAAACGCGCTCACCTTGTCGGCACCGCTTAATCGCCGACTGATAATTGCGTTCGCCTACAATGCCAACCGGATACAATTTGCTCATCACCCCTCCGATGCCCCTGTTTGTCGAGGCGATCGACGTGCGGCAAGTGAGGTGTGATTAAGCACACCTTTTCTAATTGACGAAGTGTGATGTATCACACTACATGACCCCCGTTCACTAACGGGGAGGCACCCATGACCGACGCCACCGCGCAGCCAGTCAGCAGCAACTTCATTCCGTTCGTCGCGGACGTTCACAGCAAGGCCTTCGTCGGCCGCGTCCAGCAGAACATCGCCGGCATCAGCCTGCACTTCCTTGACGAGCGCCAGCGCATCATCGCGTCCAGCCTGTGCGCGATCGAGGATGTCGAACGCTTCGCTTATGATCTGCTCGCCATCGCCACCGCCACCCGCGCGGCCGATCCCAAGATCGTCCCCATCGGCCAGATGCCCCGCAATCAGACCAGCCTGATGCACGGCCTGCGCCGGAGCGACGCGGCATGATCACCGTCATTCACGGGCCGGCGGCTTCCGGCAAATCCCGCAATCGGCTCGCCATCGCCAGCCATTACGGTTGCACGCACATCCGCGAGGATTTTTGCATCCATCGCGGGCGCGCGGCCAAGGGGCTGGAGCTGAACCTCATCCCCGTAACGCCGGAGGCCGAGGGAAGGGCCAAATATCAGCTCCCCGTGCACCCCGAACCGCACCGTCACATCCTCGTGCTGACGTACGAAGCCCCCGATGTCATTCGCAAGGCGCTGCCCCATGCCAGGCTCATCTCGATCCATGACGCCTTGAGCGCGATCGGCGGTGGCGAATGACCGCGCAACACACGCCCGGCCCGTGGCACGCCGAGGGGCCAGACCCGATGTTCGGCGATTACAACATTCACCAGCCCGACGTGCGCGCCGCTGTTGCCGCCGTCGTCAGCAATCTGCGCCCCGCCGACGAGGTTGCAGCCAACGCTCATCTGGTCGCTGCCGCGCCCGATCTTCTGGCGCAGTTGAAGTTCGCCACCAAGCTGCTTGGCGCATTCCCGGCTGTTGGCTCCACCGCGCAGGTCGACGCAATGCGCCGCGCCATTGCCAGTGCGGAGGGGCGGCAAGCATGATCCGCCACCTCATCCCCCGCATCGACGTCGGCCCATGGGGCGGCGCCACCCTCACCGATCCCGCATCCCGCACTGAGGAAGCCGTGGGGCTCTGCCTGTGCATCCAGTGGTTCGGCATCCTGATCGAAATCGGCCTCGGCCGGGTGAGCGGCCGATGATCGCGCCGCGCTGGGCCTATGAAACGCCGGCCCTCCTGATGGTGGCGCGCGATCTCCATGCCCAGCGCGCGACGCACTATCCCAAGGCCGTGGCCGATGGCCGCCTGTCCCAGGCGGACGCGGCCACCGGCATCCGCATCGCCGCGGCGATCGAGGCGGACTGGCACCACGTCGCCAGCCGCACGCCCCGCGCCGCCCAACCGGTCGCCACCAAGGCGGAAAAGATCGCGACGCTGGAAAACGCCGTCGCGCGCACCCGCCTGATCGCCGGCCGCGCCCGCGAAAAGCTGCCCAAGGTGGCCAGCCGCTACATCGGCGATCCGACGGAGCTGCACCATTTGAACGACGCCGGCTTCTTCAAGGCGCACCGCCCACTGGTCAGCGCCTACGCCCATGCCGCCGAATATTCCCTGCTGGTCGAAACCCTCCTGTGGTGGGAACGCAAGCCGTTCTGCCACCTGTTCATCGCCAGCCTCAACCTCGCCGCCGGCCGTGGCCGGAATCCGCTGCCACATCGCGCCGCCGCGTGAACCAGTTTCGCGCCGGCGGCACCCCGGCGCGCCCGATCCGGGAAAACAGGTGCCCTCCAAGGGGAGCTTGATGAACGACACCAACACCACCGCCGCCGGCAAGCCCGTCATCGTCCGCACCTACAGCGCGGGCGTGCACTTCGGCTATCTGCTGGAACGCGACGGCAAGGAAGTCCGCCTGGCCAGCAGCCGCCGCCTCTGGCGCTGGTATGGCGCCTGGACGCTTTCCGAAATCGCGACGAGCGGTCTGGACACCTCCAAGTCCAAGGTCGCCGCCCCGGTCGAAATCACGCTGACCGAAGCGATCGAGATCATCGATTGCACGCCCGAAGCCGTCCAGAGCATCGAGGCCGCGCAATGGGCGGCCTGAAGTCCGGCTACGGCTACGGCTCCGGCTCCGGCGACGGCTACGGCTCCGGCTCCGGCGACGGCTACGGCTCCGGCTCCGGCTACGGCTCCGGCTACGGCTACGGCTCCGGCGACGGCTACGGCTCCGGCTACGGCTCCGGCTACGGCTACGGCTCCGGCTCCGGCTACGGCTCCGGCTACGGCTACGGCTCCGGCTCCGGCTACGGCTCCGGCTACGGCTACGGCTCCGGCTACGGCTCCGGCTAATTCAAACATCGATCGCCCCGCTCACGGCGAGGCGATCTGGTCGCCGCCTGATGGCGGCTCCGGGCCGGCGGGGAACCGCCGGCCACAACTTCCGGGAAGATCCATGCCCCACCCCGCACCCCGCCGGCTTCAACGCCCGCGCCATGCCCGCCGCTCACCGCGAGGCGCGATCTATGTCGGCACGCGCAGTCCGTGGGCCAGCCCCTTTTCGTCCCGCACCTTTGGCCACGTCGCCGCTGTCCAACTCCATCGGTCATGGCTGACAGGCAGCATCGGCCATCACGAACTGAAGCTGTGCGGCTTCAACGAACGCGAGGTTGCCGCCCTGTTCCGTCTGCGCGAACGCCAGCTGCGCGCAATCGCCAGCCTGCGCGGCCGTGATCTCATCTGCTGGTGCCCGGGCGCATCGCGCTGGTGCCACGCCGACACGCTGATCGCGCTCGCGAACGCGGAAAGGATCGCCGCATGAAGACACCCCAGCTGATCGAGGCTGCCGCCTCCACGCCCGCCCGCGATTATTCGCTCGGCCTGATCGTCGACAACTTCGCTGGCGGCGGCGGCGCTTCCACCGGGCTGGAGGCCGCCTTGCTGCGCGACGTGGACGTGGCGATCAACCACGATCCGGAGGCCGTGGCCATGCACGCGGCCAACCACCCGCGCACCCGCCATCATTGCCAGTCGGTCTGGGCGGTCGATCCGCTGGAAGCGGTCACGATAGCCGATCGACCCCAGCCGGTTTGGCTCGCCTGGTTCTCGCCGGACTGCAAGCATTTCAGCAAGGCGAAGGGCGGCAAGCCGGTCAGCAAGAATATCCGCGATCTCGCATGGATCGTGCATCACTGGATCGATCGCCTTGGCCCCGCGCTGCGCCCCGCGATCATCATGCTGGAAAATGTCGAGGAATTCCGCACATGGGGCCCGCTCACCGATGACGGGCGCCCGTGCCCCGCTGGTAAGGGCAAGACGTTCGATGAATGGGTGCGCCGCTTCCGCAAGGCCGGCTACCGCGTCGAATGGCGCGAGCTACGCGCGTGCGATCATGGCGCGCCGACGACGCGCAAGCGCCTGTTCCTGATCGCCCGGTGCGATGGCCAACCGATCGTCTGGCCGAAGCGCACCCACGCCCCGGCCGACCATCCCGACGTCCTCGCTGGCCGCCTGCGGCCATGGCGCACTGCCGCCGATATCATCGACTGGTCGATCCCGTGCCCGTCGATCTTCACCCGCATCCGCCCGCTGAAAGACGCCACCTGCCGCCGCATCGCCGCCGGCATCATGCGCTATGTGATCGATGCGCCGCACCCGTTCATCGTGCCGGTCTGCAACAGCACATGGGCTGCCGGCCGGGCATGGTCGGGTAGCGAGCCGCTGCGGACGATCACCACCGCCAAGGGTGGCGAATATGCGGTGGTGTCGTCCACGCTGGTCCAGACCGGCTATGGTGAGCGCGAAGGGCAGGCGCCCCGCGTGCCCGGCCTGCATAAGCCGCTCGGCGCGGTTGTGGCCGGCGGCGGTAAACATGCTCTCGTTTGCGCCTTCATGGCCCAGCACAACACGATGCCCAAAGGCGGTATCCATGCCGGCCATGCTGCCGACATGCCGGTCAGTACCATCACCGGCCGGGGCACACAGCAGAACATCGTCACCAGCCAGCTGGTGAAGCTCCGCAACAACTGTGTCGGACAGGGTCACCGCGAGCCCATCGGCACGCTCACCACCGGCGGCCACTATGCCGAGGTCCGCGCTTTCCTGGTCAAATATTACGGCGCGGCCGAACATGGGCAGGCAGCCAACCGCCCGCTCGATGCCGTCACCGCCAAGGCCCGGTTCGGCCTGGTCACCGTCACGATCGCGGGCGAGGAATATGCCATCGTCGATATCGGCATGCGGATGCTCACCCCGCGCGAACTGTTCCTCGCGCAGGGCTTTCCGGCCGATTACGTGATCGACCTGATCCACAACGGCAAGCCGCTCACCAAGACGGCGCAGATCCGCATGTGCGGCAACAGCGTCAGCCCCGTCATGGCCGAGGCACTGGCAGCGGCGAACTGCAACGCACCTGCGCGGGAGGCGATCGCAGCATAATGGGCAAGGCCGCATCGCGATTCCGCCAGACCGATCTTACCAAGGCGATCCGCGCCGTGGACTCGGCCGGGTTCAAGATCGATCGTATCGAGATTGACCCGATCAGTGGAAAGATCATCATCCTGCCGCTGAACGGGGCGGCGCGCGCCGTCGACGATTCGTGGAGCGACTTCTAGTGGCGAAACGCCGTTTCCTGCCCAAGCACGTTACCGCCTTCAGCGATCGGCACGGCAAGGAACGGCTGCGCTTTCGGCGCAAGGGCTTTCCCGATCATTACTTCAAGGCGCCGTTCGGCACCGATGAATTCGGCCGCGAATATCGTGCCTGCATGGAAGCGCTGCCGCCGGCCGCCGAACCGATCGGCGAGGCGCGTCACGCACCCGGCACCTTCCATGATCTGATCGCGCGCTATTACGCCTCGGCCCGGTGGAACGCCGCCAAGCGGTCGGAACAGACGCGCACGCACGATCGCCGCATATTGGAGGCTTTCCGCGCCGAACACGGCCACCGCACCGTCGCCGGCCTCAGCTTCGCGCATGCCGAAAAGATGCTGGCCAAGAAGGCCGACACGCCGACTGCCGCCAACAAGCTGCGCAAACAGCTGAAGCGGCTGGTCGATTATGGCGTGCTGCTCAAGATGCGGAGCGACAACCCGTTCGACCTGACCGAACCGATGGCGGCGGAAACAGGCGGCCACCACACATGGAGCGAGGACGATATCGCCCGCTTCGTCGTTCGCCACCCGCTCGGCAGCAAGGCCTATCTGGCAATGATGCTCATGCTCTGGACGGGCGCCCGCCGCTGCGACGTCGTTCGCCTCGGCCGCCAGAACGTCAAGGCCGGCCGCCTCACGTTCACGCCGCTGAAAACGAAGAAGACGACGCAGACGACGCTGCACATGCCGATTGCGCCCCAGCTCGCCGCCGCGATCGCCGCTGCACCTGGCACGGGTGGCATGACGTTCCTTGCCACGGCCTATGGCGTACCGTTCACCGCCAACGGTTTCGGCAACTGGTTCCGCGATCGCTGCGACGAAGCCGGCCTGCCGAACTGTTCGGCCCACGGCCTGCGCAAGGCCATCTCCCGCCGCCTCGCGGAAATCAATCAGGGCAATCAGTCGATCAAGTCGGTCACCGGCCACAGCAGTGATTCCGAAGTTGCCCGCTACACCCGCGAAGCCTCGCGCGCGCTCATGGCAGAACAGGCCATGGGGGCATTGTCCGATTGGGAAATGTCTAACCTGCCCCCGAAGGTTAGACAAAAATCCGAATAA